TCACGGCATGGGATGTCCTGCAAAAGTGCCTCACGACATACCGTTGTGAGTGCATCATTCACTCACTGACAAAGACAATCGACATTTATGACAGGATAGGAAGTGACAGAGGGTGTTATTTCATGGAGGGATTGAACCTCCGGAAAATATCTTTGAAATCCGACACCTATGATTTTTATACAAGAATCTATCCGATAGGCAAGGACGGCATTACGCCGGAATGGTTGACCGGAAAAGATTACATCGACAATTTTCAGTATAGTTCCAAAATCAAGGCGTATGTGTGGAAAGATGAGCGATACACCAACACCACAAGTCTGATTGAGGATGCGACGGCAAAGATTGAGGAAATGTCACGACCATACAAGGCATATACTGCGGAGGTGGTCGACCTTGCGAAAGCGTCAGAAAAATACAAAGACATTCTTTCGTACGGAATCGGAGACACGGTCACACTTGTGTCAAAGAAAACCAGAACGAAAGAAAAACAGAGGATTGTCAAAATCACGGAATATCCGGAGACACCGAAAAAGAATACGGTTGAGATTTCAAATGAGAGAAAGACATTTGCAGAGATTCAGAAAGAGGAGACAGCAGCAGCGACCGAGGAGGCAATCTCAATCTCCAACAGGGCAACAAAGAAAGTCCTTGAGAACTATTCGACCACGGAGGAGATTGAAACCAAAATCACGGCATCGAAAAAGGCAGTCGAGGCGGGTGTTGCCTACACTCTGAAAAATTATTATACATCCGTGCAGATGGATTCCTTGATAAAAGCCACAAAAGAGGAGATTTCTCAAGAGGTAAAACATGTTGAGGAAAACTCAATGCACAACTATGTTGTGAATGGAGATTTTTCAAACGGGTTTGATGATAATTGGTACAACAACGACGAGACAAACAACTCCGTGATGGATGTGTCCGGTTTGGGTACGGTTGCAAAAATACTGAAAACATCCTCAAGCAGTTCCTATATACGGCAGAATTTAGGGAAAATACCTGCGGGAACATATCGTGTGAGATATAAGGCAGCAACAGCAGCAGGGTACGAAAGAACGGCAAGGGTGCAGGTGGGGGCGTTGGGGAGTTATTCAACGACATCCTCCGGAATGTTAAAGAGCAAAGAGTTCACAACGATTGAACGTGAAATCACGGTATCAGAGGGAACGAAATATATTTACATTTACGCATACACACAGAACGCACCCGTGTATATCACGGATATTGAGGTATTAGGACTGTATTCATTGTATGCGGATGCAAAGATTCAAGTGACTGCGGAGGAAATAACCTCCGAGGTCAACAAAAAAGTGAACAGCGATGATTTCGGAACACTAATCACACAGAACGCATACAATGTCCGAATTGCATTTAATAAAGGCAGTTCGTACATGCAGTTTGATTCGACCGCAATCACGATGTACACCGGAACGATTACGGATAACCAAAAAAGAACACGATTTGACTACAACGGAACTCATTTCTATCGTGACGGATATTATGTCGGAAAAATCGGAACGAACACGATGAAAGACAACGACAGTCAGAGAGGACTTGTTTTTGATATTGAGTACAACACTGCGTATATGTCATGGTCAAATAAAGAATCGCAGAATGCAGATGTGTACACGATGAAATGGTCGTACTGCACACAGCAGTGTGGGAATTACGAGGCAAACATGCTACATGCAGGGGCAGACATCAACATGCATTTCTTCACATTAAGGAATGTAAGTTTTGAGGATGGCTCA